CACCATTTGTAGGATGGGTAGTGATATTATTATTCAACTTATAAACTGGATGTATAATAAGAGCTCCTGATAAGACTGGAGAGCCTTGGACTGTAACTATAAAATGTAAATCACCCCTCATTGACAAAAACGTATTTCCAATTGTTTTGAGAACATGATTAGATGAAAAATAATCATATGGAAACTTATACTCAATAAGATGAGTACCAGCTGATACTGAACTCGCCCAATTAGCATGTTGTTGTAAAAATGGCTTCGAAGTTGTATTTTTGTAGTTCCAATCAACCTCCATCAAATCAGTGGAATCTTTGACTCTAGATATATCTGATACTTGTACATTGTTTTGTGTTGAATATACAGTTCCAGTTTTATCAAGTACTGGTTCTAGTGATCTGTTGGTTAGTAAAGTGTCTTCTCCAACTTCTGTTGTGTTAAGTGTGTTTGAATTTTGTATTCCCGGGTTTTCTAAAACCTGGTTTTGTTTTGTAAAATCTTTCATATTTAATTATGTTAATTGTAAAGAAGTGTCATTTAAGTATCTTCTTTGTGAAGAATTTAAGTTCCTTCAAACTGTGATAGTTAGGTCTATCAACCTTAGAATTTAGTGTAATTAAATTCCATTTGACCATTATATTCATATTCATTCTCTAAATCTTCAAAGTATGGTAAATCCATTTGTATCTTTCTTACCTTACAGTGATCTAGTAATTTCTTTCGAATATCTTGGAAATATTCGAAACCCCAGAAATAAGCATATCTCAAGGCAGTTTGTAAGATCATTTTCGTACTAGTTAATGAATGGTCTCTTTGCCAAGATACCATCTCTTGAATAACTGATTTATCCAAACCACACATAATTTTCTTACCATTGAACACAAAATGTGATTTCAGGTAAAAACACTCACTTAATTTACAGAAGGGAACCAATGGTTGATCCTTCTTTGATGAAGTATAACCAATATGGTGCTTTCCCATAAATTCTTCAAGAGCCAAGCCATCCCAGTATCTTTGTAACAACTGAGAAAATCCGATTAAATGATCGTCTCCATGTGCATACATTTTCATATTAGTCTTGAAAAACTCTGGTGTATGATAAACAGAAGGTATTCTGTTTAAAATGCTCATAACAACGTACATTCTATTAGTAAAACTATTAAAAGAAGTTGTTATTCTAGATCCGGATGGATTTCCTTTCAATTTCATATACACCTTATCTAAGACAAAAATTGGTGCAAAACAACAACCATTAACTAACAAGGTTCTGTGGTTATAGTAAGCATCGTTGTACATACTATTAACGAGACGTGTGTAGTATCTAAAGAATTCAGGTCTAATAGTACCATCAAAAGCTTTATAATCACCATCTAAATGGTAATCAAACTTAGATAATTCTACATATAGTGAATCCCAATTTGAACTGTAGATATTGACTCCCACAGTTGTTCCTATCTCTCTAGCATATTGTGTCTCAGCATCAATAAAACTATCAAAATACTTTCTCATTAATATGGTATATTCAACGGGAAAATTCATGAAAGTTCTAGTCTTACCGATCTTAATCTTGGCCAAACCTACTCTCTCATCCTTTAGTGTTGTTGTTAAAGTGTATGGAAACATAGTTTTCTTATCCAATAGATTTTCACATGTATTAAGTTTGTTTTGTAATTCCTCCTTAATACTCAAGACACCATCATTATTATCAATTAGACTCTTCTTATTTTTACGCAATACTGACCATGGATATCCTGCTGAAGTGGATATATCCAATTTCTCCAAGAATGGCGTATTTTTGCTGTTAATAGCATCAGTATGAGAATCGACAGTAAACTTGTTTAATCTCATGGGATCGTAAAATGTTTTTACGATATTGAATGCTTTATTAAGCAACTCTTCATCAAATGGTGCTACATAGTCGCCATACTTTCTGATTGAAGTAAGCATTGGTGACGTAATACCATCCATTCTTGGATCAGATGGTTGTAACACTGCAGGTTCGGAGGTATGTGGTTGTAAAACTTCATAGAATGGACTTCTAACTATGGATGTCTTAACACTCTGGAATGGCGCATTAATAGTCTTACCTAGAAAGATAAATCCTTCATCTAAATCAGATACAGCATCAAAAAACTCCTCATCTTCTAAGATAGCATCTGTAGCAAAACCTTGAGTTTTTCTTGTGAAAAAATTCTTAGCTTCGTTAACAAATAACTTATCTAGGATTTCAGAGTTACCTGTATACATATCTCCTGCAACATGCAAACCACAAATAGTAACCTTACCTCCTGAACTGAGAACCATTATTGATCCACAGTCTCCTTGCATGGTCTTAATATTATATTGCCAAATTTCTTTACCCTCATATCTACCACCGAAGTTATCAATGTATGGTGCATTTCTAATGTAAGCATTGATATTATGAGTTACAATAGTCTCACCAACTGGAATTATAAGAAATCCGTTATTATCCTCATTATAAACCTTAGTGGTCTCGTCCATCAATAGATGTTCAATTGATTTTAAATTTGGTAATTTACCACAAGTATTGAGGCAAGCAATATCTCTATCTGGATCAAAATAGATATCACTATCACTATAAGTGATATGATACTTTTGTCCCTTACTAGAAATAATAATCTTGTCACCATTCTTAACTGATGAATTACCACGTTTCCACAAATGTTTTGGAGTAACCATTAATGAACCACCAATAAAAACTCCCCACATAGTTTGTGTGATCAGCCTACCATCTTCTGTTGGAATGATAGTAGTTATCTCACACATATTTCTCTGTGCGACAACACATAAATCTTGAATATTATCACTAATTCCCATAGTATATCTGTTTAATGGCTTTCTATCTTCACGATATTTGTGAGTAGAAACGTCACCAGACATACTCTGTGTTATTTTATCTTTGGCCAATGAAGCGCAATAAGCCTTATAACCCATGTAACCTGCTCCTCCAACTGTACAAATCATCATTAAATGTTCAACATTGAAAACATAATTCTTTATTTTAAAAAGAACTGTTTTCAAAGCATCCTTACACGCTTGATAAGCATCGAGTAAGAACTCTTTCCATTCATTTTTGATTGTATAATAATCATCAACAATTTCTTTCAGTTTGTATGATGTATTAAAATTGCATTTTGTTGCATCTAATACCATTCCTGATTGAACTAAGAATCTATTATATCGAAGAGTTAAATGTTCTAAAAATGTTTCCATTTTATCGAACACTGCAATAGCAGGTCCTCCCACATTTCTTACCAAATTTGGAATAAGATGGAAGTCAATCCAGCTGTAATCAAATGTATCCAAATCAACAATTCTGTTTTCCTTGAATACTAGCTTAACAACTAAATCTCGTCTTCTATTAAAAGCATCCACGTCAGTTATATTTTTGGAAGATGAAAGATAATTGGAGTTAGAAGTTATGATTATAACTTTAGAAGTAAATCTAACCTCTCCCTTTATACCTTGATCCTTATTATCAACTGATGATACTTCTAAAGGTAAATCAATAGTATCAACAAACTTTATCAACCATTGCTCTTCTTGTTCTGTAGTGAACTGTAAATAATCATTAAGAATAAACACAGGTTGGTTATTATAACCATCAAAATATTTATTACTAGTTGAATGAGAATAAACATACTCATTAAGAACTTCATCTGGTATATCTGCATCTACTGTTGCCTTCATATACCCTTTAGCAAATGTTGTTGCCATATGTTTTGCTAAAGTACTCTTTCCAATACCTGGTTCACCACACAACCATAAAACATATGGCATATGTCGCTTACCTGGTAGTAAACCTAACTTATCAGCAAAGATGTATGTTTGATCATACCATTTAATATACTTATATAAAACTCCCGCGATACCTCTTGATAAATGATCATCTATTAAGATACGCTCCTTAAGATAATTATATCTGGACAAAAATTGTGTTAAATAATGTGAATTATATAATATTCTTAAATATCCCATATTATGCATCTTGATCGTATCATCCATAAATGATTTAAATTCTGGGTTGGTAGTTACATTAATATACA